CAGCACCCGGAGGGGGAGGAGGGGGCGCGCCATCCATCTCATGGACGCAGATCATGGCAGCTTCACTGGGCGCTACTGAGACAGTAACTATCGGAGCGGGAGGAACGGGTGGCACACCACAGTTAACGGCAAGCACCGTGGGCAATAATGGAGGCACAGGGGGTGATACCTCTTTTGGAGCGCATTGCGTGGCCAAAGGAGGGCTAGGCGCAACCAACCGAACCGGGGGTGGTCAGCGTCAAATTCAAAGCAACACCCCTGCCTATGGTTGGGGCAGTTTTCCCGGCCATGAAGGCAGGAATGCAAGCGCGGCCGGAGGGCAAGGAAGCGCAGGCGACCCCCAATCATTAGCGACCAACTTTGGTGCCCAAGTGGTGAACGTGCTGGGCGGTTGCTCCGGTGGTGGAAATACTACCGCAAACGCTATCGGAACAGGCAACCAAGGCAATCAATACTACTTGCTAAACGGAACTACCACCACAAGGATTCAGGGTGGCGGAGCAGCGGGCGCAAACGGGTTGAACGGAACAGACAACGTAGTTGATCGAATGGTATGGCCTCCGCGTATCGCAGCCCTTTCTCCGAGTTACAAGTTAGGGGTAAGTGGAGGAAGTGGAGCGAGTTCTATCACTGGAACGGGTGGCAACGGGGGCAACGGCGGCCTGTACGGAGGGTCGGGTTCAGGAGGAGGTGGTTCCCGCAATGGAAACGCAAGCGGAGCAGGAGGAAGTGGAGCTGGGGGTCTTTGTTTTGTAATCGAATACACCATCTAATGATTTACGTCGTAATCAAGGAAAACTACGTCATCGATCGCATCCTAGCGGAAGAGACACCCAATTATCCCTATCCCCACGATCTCGTGATGGAAGATGTAGACATGAACATCCACATCGGCGACTGGTACGAGGAGGCAGAAGGGCTGTTCTACCGGCCGGTGACCGGCACGCCGCCGGACGTTCCTTCGGAGTTACTCCCGCAAAATGGCTAAACCAAAAGCACAAGCGCAACCGCTCCGGATAGAACGCAGCATCTCGCGTCCGGGGGTACACGCAAAGAAGAAGCAGGGCACCCACAAAGCGGGAAAGAACTGGCGAAAGCCATACCGAGGACAGGGACGATGATCCTAATCAACGCGATTCTGCAATTTTTAGGGCCAGGAACACCACCGCCCTTTAATCCGGTATGTGACCTCAACCGCGATGGCGTTATAACCGTCACGGACCTTCTAAATGCGTTAGCGACCCTATGAAAGAATCTGACCGCGCCTGGATTGAATTCGCCGAGGAGGTGGTGGACGCCTCCAGGCGAGAGCTTGGAACAAAGCGTATCGGCCGGAATCCGAGGTACGGTGTAGCTACCCGCACCCTTCAGCGTTCCCTGGCGTTCAAATTTCGTTACGGCAAAACGGGCGTCAAAGGGATCGAGCTGTACGCAAGAGGCAGGGCCAGGGATTACGCCTCGTTCATTCACTGGGGCGTAAACGGAAACCTGGTGCGGCACGGCTCTCCATTTTCTTACACCACGAAACAACCGCCTACCGAGGCGGTGCGTGAATGGATGAAAGTCAAACCCGTTCGCTTGCGTGATCCTAAAACCGGGGCGTTTATCAAACAGACGGAATCCAAACTTAATTCAGCGGCTTTCCTCATCGCCAGGAGTATCAAACGTAAAGGAATCCCAGGAGTGCGTTATTTCGTAAATGGTTTTGACTGGGCTATCAAAAGAAAAGGGGACCTGCTGGCGAAGGCCGTAGGAAATTCTTTCGTTGAGAAGTTGGTAGCTAAGACAAGCCCGGTCAGCGTAACAATGAAAACAAAATAATGGCCGCCTCTTGCACTTCAAATCCTAGCGAGACGTTCTACCCCGCAGGGCAGCCCCTAATCTACACCCTGCAAACTTCACTCACGATTACGGATGCATTTGCATTCATCGTGCAAGTGTTCGAGAATGGAACGGAGATAGGGAAGTACTACCTAAAGGCCAACTCAAACAATCGGGCTCATTTCGATTTGAATAGGATCATCCAGGGCAGGGTGCGAGTAGATGAGAAGGTGTACTCAGCCACCACGTTGCTATTCGATTACACGGCCCTGCCTTACACCCGTTCAAATGGCAACGTAAACAAGTACGAAGTAAAAATCGGAGAGTACACGGGCACCGAGGCCCTGGCTCAGGCCACCAAATTCATTTACCTAGTTGACGGATACGAACAGGCCAGCTCCGGCCTGCATCCTTCGTTTGCGGATTATTTCGGAACTGCAAGTACGAAAACCTTTTGGCTTACCGATCGCGAGCCCGTAGGTGATGTCATTACGATTGAAGCGGCCGATGAGGATGAGGGATTCTTCGCGTTCATAAATAACAATACCGTTTCGGATGTTACTCGGCTCTCGTTCCAGCTTATCCCGCCCACAGGATCGCCCACAACGGTAACGAAAGACCTTAACACCACGAACGGCGCTCAGCTACCCTCTGCCACTACGGTGAACGGCTTTGTGGTTTACGCTGGGGTATATCCTGTTCAAGCCCTTGCAACGCTGGGGGCAAGCTCCTGGGCTCAGATCATTATTACCCCTGAGAATGCATCCGGAGGGCAGGAGGGAAACCGGTTGAATTTCGTTCGTAAGTGCAGCGATTACAGGGCCCAGGCGGTGCAGGTAGCGTTCTCCAACTCCCGAGGTGGCTGGGACTACTTGAAATTCGAAGGGAGGGCCCGCAAATCCATTCGTACCGAAGACAAGACCTACCGCAAAGCCCTGGGGAACTACGATGCCGCTACTTTCACCTTCCAAAGTTTCAATCCGGAAGTAGAAGCGTACCAAAAGACGGCGTACCTGGAATACACTCTCAACGGCCTGTTCGATTTGCAGGATGCAAAACTCGTCCCCTACCTGTTGCGTTCACGTAAGGTCTTGGCAAGGATAGACGGAACCTGGGCTCCGGTTAAGATCAACAATTCCAGTGCCAACTACAAAACTACGGCGGATGCCCAGCTCCTTGAGATGGCCCTCAATGTGGAATTAGCACAAACAATTCGATGCTGACAATACTTGCGTACCGCGGTTCTTGGAAGGAATTAGAACTCTATCAATACGAGCCCGTAAACCTTACCTATTCGTTTACGGATATTACTCAGGTAAATAAACCCTCCTCGGGATATTCCCAGACGTTCCGCATTCCGCTTACGCCACGCAACGAGGATGTCTTCGGGCCCTACGATCTATCCCAGGTGCCCGCTTACGATTTGAAAGTAAAGATCCCAGCACGTTTGCTAGATGGCGGCGTTCTGGTGATGCAGGGGTATTTGCAGGTAAAGGGGTGGTACGTTCAAAAGGGACAGTTCATTGATTTAGAGTTGGTATTCTTCGGGGAGACCGCGGACCTAGCCAAATCCATCGGGGAGAATCTTCTTTCCGATTTGGATTTAAGTGCTTTCGATCATTCGGTGAGCTATTCAAACGTAACGGGGAGTTGGAGCGGGTCCCTCCTTTCGGGAGACGTGAGGTACGGACTGGTGGACCGCTGGAGGAACTGGGATGGCACAACAAACCCAAATAACACCAAACTACAACCTTCAGACCTTACCCCGTTTATCCGGGTCGAAGAAGTGGTTAAAGAAATCTTCGACGCGGCGGGTTACGAGTATTCTTCTACGTGGCTTGCAGGACAGTCGGAACTTTATTTAATGCTGCATGCGGGAGGTAAGTACCTTCGCTTTTCGGATGATCTTGATTCAATGAAGTTCTGGGTAGGCAGAACCTCCGACCTTACGTTGACGGCTCCGACATCCTATACAGACGTAAACTTTCAAGAAACAAACCCGTATTACGACCTAGGGGCGGACTTTGCTACTCCTACATGGACGGTTCCGATTAGCGGGATTTACTTCATGTCGTTTTACTATAAGTTCTCTTTGGCTACCGCGGGCGCTACTCTGGACATGAGGTTGACAAATGGAACAACTCACTACACAATTACTTCCAATAACAACGGAAGCAGCGGCGGGGGAGTAACTTCTTTTTCGGTCAATCTTACCTCTGGGAGTACTTGGAAGATACAAGCGCGAACGAGCGCGGGAAATGTAACTTTCTTTTCGAATAACGGATTCACAGGGACTGCGGTAGGGCTTGGAGGAACCTCATGGCATATCCAAAACGTGCTGCCTAATTCAGCGACCTTGGATACCGCACGCAATATGCCCAAAATGAGGCAAATAGATTTCCTAATGGGCCTGCAAAAATGCTTTAACCTGGTGTTGATCCCGGATAAAGTTAACCCGAAGAAGATCTACATAGAGCCGTTCAACGATTACATGGCCAGCGGAGATGCAAAGGACTGGACGAATAAGATAGACCTCGGAATGGATATTAACGTTACACCGACTTCGGACCTCCAGAAGAACCGGTACGTATGGACTCACTCCGAAGGGGAGGACCTCGTAAACGTGGTGTTTAAGAACTCAACCTCAAGAATATACGGTCAACACGAAATCCTTGATCCTGCAAACGACTTTGCCACAGGGGAGGAAATCATTACCTCTGGTTTTGCTCCTTTTGTTACATCGCTTATTCCAGACACGCCACTGAATATCCTCCGGCTAATTTCTGCGGAGGCGCAAGATGACGCCTCGTTACCCGAAGTAAAGGCACGACTGGCCTACTGGAACGGGCAACTCGGAACAAGTATCCTCGTGGACAATGCAGGAACGGCGGTAGCGAACGACCTGCCTTTCTTCGGACAATTCGATACCAATAACACCCAGGATGCGGACGTACCTACTGATTCCCTTATGTTCGGTATCGAACTTCCGTTCTTCGATATTACCGCTAATCCTTACGACACGCTTTACAACAAGTACTGGCAGCTATACGCAAACCAGTTGTATTCCTCCGATGCCCGTTTGCTCACGGCCACCTTCCGTTTAGACCCTTATGATTTAAGTACTTTCGAATGGAGCGATAAGATCTATTTATTCAACACCTACTGGAGGGTGTTGCAAATTTCGAACTATGATCCTACTACGGAGGGAACCGTAACCGTACAACTGTTGAAAATCCTGGGCACGATGCGGGACTGTACCTACATTCCATCTACGGGCAGGACCGGGCGTATTGAATTTACCACATCTACCGGCTCCGGTATCTTCACCGTAAACCGCACCTGCTGCGAACGCTACGGATTTATCTACGATGTAGCAACAGCTTACTGTTATCAGCCATGACGCCACAACAATTCCGAGTAAGAGGATGCAAGGACTTCGGTTACATTATCGATGCGTTTCACCTATTAAAGAAACCAAAGCGACCGATGTGGCACCGGGTGCTGGATTTGGTGTTGGCTTGCATTGTTTTCTTCGGATGGTACGGCCTGCTGTTGTACGTGCTTTATTTGATTTTCAATGGCTAAGAAGCAAGAAGTAGTAGTAGAAGTTACCGCGGATACTTCAAAGCTGGATAATGCCCTGGATTCAGCCGAAAAGGCATTCGATGATCTTGGTGATTCCAGTAAGAAGGCCCTGGAGGGTGCCGACAGGTTAACCGGAGGACTGGCTTCTGGGCTATTTAAAGGCGTTGCAGGGGCGAAATCTCTCATCGGGTCGATGGGTCTCCTCAAGACGGCCCTAATCTCCACGGGGATCGGCGCTATCGCGGTGGCCGTAGGAACGCTTGCGGCCTACTTCACCCAGACGGCGGAAGGGGCGAAGTTGTTAGAGCAGGGCCTCAAAATCCTCGAGGCCACATTCAACGTGCTTCTGGACCGCGTGGCCGCCATCGGGGGTGCTATCGTGAAGTTCTTCCAGGGGGACTTTCAAGGGGCGGCTCAGGATGCAAAGAATGCGGTCAAGGGCATCGGGGAGGAAATTAAACAAGAGGTCAAGATCATTGATGGCCTTACGAAAGCCACTCAACGGCTTAGGGCGGCCACTCGGGAATTAACCGTTGAAACAGCTAAGCAGCGGGCAGAAATCGAACGCCTTAAAATGCGCTCAGATGATGTTACGCTCAGCATCGAAGACAGGATCAAAGCTGCACAACAAGCGGCCAAGATTGAAAAGAATTTGGTGTCCCAGCGCCTTTCAAATGCCCGCGAAGAGTTAAGTATCGAACGCCAGCGCCAGAACACTACAAACGCCACCGAGGAGGATCTGGATCGCCTGGCTGAATTGCAGGTACGGGTGTATGAAATCGAACAGGAATCACTGACCCTGCAAACGGAACTCCAGAACAAAGTAAACGGCCTGAAGGCCGAGGGCATCGCCCTGGAGGAGGAGCGTCTTAAAGCCGCAAAGGAGGCCCGTACGGAGGAGCAGAAGGCCTTAAACGAAACGAATGCGGCCCTCCAGGCAGGGCGGAAGGGTGTAACGACTTTGGTGCAGGATTCCAAGAAAACAATCATAGGAACCACTCAGGAAATCAAGGAATCTGACAACAATTATTTACACGATTACATTCAGATCCAAAACCAGAAAGCCCAGAGCGCCCTGAGTTTGGGAACGAGTACGCTGGAGGCCCTGAGCGCATTGAACGAGGCCTTTTCTAAAGGGGACGAGAAGCGGGCGGAGCGCAATTTCAAGATCTCGAAGGCAATTTCTTTGGCTTCTGCCGTGATGAATACGGCTGAAGGCGTTACCACAGCCCTCACGGACAAAACCCAGCCATCAACAATATTGCGCCTAATTCAAACGGCTGCGGTTGCCGCAACGGGTATCGCTCAAATCGCTACGATTAGCAAACAGAAGTGGCCGCCCAGCGATGCAGGTGCTAACGTGCCAAGTCCTTCTGCGGCGGGGGGAGGCGGAAACGCAGCTCCCCAGGCCCCTCAAATCGACCTATCGTTTATGAACGGCAGCCAGACAACAGGATTCCGTTCCTACGTATTAGCTTCTGACGTTTCAAACGCTCAACAAGCCAACCAAAAAATCAAAGATCAAGCATCTCTCGCGGGCTAATGGAAATCTACGAACTTGTTATTGATGAGGGAGCCGAGGCATTCGGCATCCAGGCCATCTCTTTAGTAGCTGAACCAGCTATTGAATCCGACTGGGTAGCACTTTCTACTCAATACAACTTTCAAACCACAGACAAAGAACGGCGCATCGTAATGGGCCCTGCCCTAATCCCGGACAAACCTATTTACAGAAAAAAAGACGATCACGAATTCCACATCTGGTTTTCGAAAGAAACCGTGAGGAAAGCGATGGAGCTGTACTTCAAAGCAGGAAACCAGTCCCGCGCCACGTTAGAGCACGAGGTGCCCTTAAATGGAACAACGGTCATTGAATCCTGGATTGTGGAGGATCCTAAAATGGATAAATCCGCCCTGCACGGAATGAGCGTTCCTCGGGGCACCTGGATGGTTTCAATGAAAATTGATTCAGAACCTATCTGGAATGAGTGGGTGAAAGAGAACCGCATCCGAGGATTTTCCATCGAAGGCATGTTCACACGCCGGGTAGATTTATCACAAGAAACTTTCCTGGACGAATTAGATGGCATTATTTGCGATGCCCTGTCAAATTTGAAACCACTTAATAGTTAAACACTAAACCCTATACTCGATGAACTTACAAGAACGAGTAGCGGCTTTGTTTTCTAAATACAGCGCCATGCTGTCCGAAGAAGAGAAGGTAACGCTAGCAGAGGCCACTCTCGAAGGAGGCCAGGTAATCCAAACCGATGCCGAAGAGTGGGCAATCGGTGTTGCAGTTTTCGTGGTAAATGATGAGGGAGAAACGATCCCTCTTCCCGATGGCGAGTACACCCTGGAGGATGGAACGAACTTCGTTGTTTCCGAGGGGATGATCGCTGAGTGGACGGCGGCGGAGGCACCCGTAGAAGAGGCCAAGAAAGACGAAGAAAAAATGGCTGCCGAGGTCCTTACTCGGGAAGAGGTGCAATCGATGATCCTGGACGCTCTAAAGGGCATTTCTGAGGAGCTGAGCAAGGTTCACCAGGCCATTGAAGATCGGGACGCCAAAATTGAGAAGCTGGGCAAGACGGCCACCCCAGCTATTCGCAAGGCCCCCGTGGTAAAAGAATCCAAGCCGCTCAATCTCAACAACCTCTCAACGGCTGAGCGGGTTAAAGTCATTCAAAATCATTTCCTCCAGTAATGCCAAACGTAACAATTACCAGTAACTACGTAGGGAAACAAGCACTCCCCTACGTAGCCCCCGCGATTCTCGCAGCAGACACAATCGCGAACAACTACGTAACCGTACTCAACAATGTTCGGGGACGCGCTCAACTGCGCAAATTCTCGGGCACCGAGATCGCAGCGGCAACCTGTACGTTTACTGTTTCCCCGAACACTGCGATCACCCTCGAGGATATCGCCCTGAGCACGACCGAATTGCAAATCAACGAGCAGGTTTGCAACAAAGACCTGCACATGGCTTGGGAATCGGAGCAAATGATCGGAGCGGCGGCCCCGGCTCCGGCCGATATGAAATCAGCGGCAGCCCAGTACGTGGCTAAGAAAGCAGCAGAATCAATTGAGTGGAATATCTGGCAGGGCAATTACAACATCGATGGAGGTGTTGCTACGTCCGCTACTTACACGGCGTTCAACGGCCTTCTGCGTCAGATGGTTTTGGCTTCTCCTACTTATGAAGCAAACCTCACTGGCTCTTTGACCTCGGCAACGATCCTGAGCAAGCTGAACGCGCTTGTTACCACGCAATGTCCTCCGGCTATTCGTGGTGATTACGAGGCCACGATCTTTATGAGCCGCAGTTCGCGAGCCCTGTACTACGCCGCTCTCGCAGGCACCGCTCAGCTGGCGTACCTGGCCGAGGGAATGGCCGATAAGTACGCAGGCCACCGCGTTGTTTGTCCTGCTGGTTTCCCGGATGACACGCTTTTGATTTCGCGCCCTGAAAACCTCTACGTAGGTACAAACCTCCTGACCGATCTTACTGAAGCGGCCGTGTTGGATTTGTACAACGTAACGGGTGATGACGTTACCCGCGTGATTATGAAGTTTGCATTCGGCACCCAGGTTGTTGATCACAACTCCTACGGTTTGCTCCGCCGCACCACGTAATAACCCCAGATAGAGAGGGGCCTTCGGGCCCTTCTCTTTCTTTAATCCAAAGAAAATGGCTTGCAATATCACAATCACGGGGCGCGGGGTACCCTGTAAAGATGCAATCGGAGGCGTGCGCCGTTTCTGGGTGAAAACCTTTGAAGAAGACGGTTCCAACTGGGGAACGGTTACGGCCGGTGCCCTGGCTGGGGCGGCCGAGGCAATTGTTGTTTACGCTTTCCAGTTAGCCCGCAATACCGCCTCTTTCGTTCAAACAATCAACGCAAACCTGGAGACGGGTTCTGTTTTCTATGCCCAGGTTTTAGAGGTAACGATTCCCAAAATGGAGGCAGGTGTTAACGCGGAGATCGCCGATTTGGTCAAGGCACGGCTCTGCGTTATCGTTGAAACTATGAACGGAGAACGGGTCGTAATGGGCCTCACAAACGGTGTGGAAGTTACCGGAGGAACACTGACCACGGGCACCGCCCCTGGGGACCTCCACGGCTACACCTTGACCTTTAGTGCAAACGAAAAGCTGCCCGCCCCAGTGCTTACGGCTACTACAAACATTACTTACACGGTCGAAACGTGATAGGTAGTATCTTGGTTAGAACGGGCCCGGTCTTTCCGGGCCTTTTCTTTGCAGTATGATTTACGCAGGAATGGCAATGATGCCCGACAGGTTTCCGGCATCCCTTAGGGCCGTTGAAAGTTTGAAAGATCAAGTAGATAAGTTATTTCTCTGCTTAAATAACTTTGACAGTATTCCCGAGGAATTACAACAACCCTGGATTGAAGTATGGCATGTAGGTGCCAACATCGGGGACAGGGGAAAATTCTACTTTCCATTTGGAAACTACCGGGCGTTCCTGACTTGCGATGATGATTTGGTTTACCCTGGGGATTACGTAAAGCACTTTCTCCATTTGGCCGAGGTGTTGCCTGGATCAATCCTAACGCATGCAGGCAGGATCATCCCGGATAATTTCACTAATTACTGGGAACAATGCGCTAAAGTGGTAAATTGTTTTCACCTTAATACAGAGCCGATTAAAGTGGACATACCTATCACGGCGGCGTGCTACTTCCCCAGCGAGATATACAGGAAATTTGAGAACATTCACTTTTGGAATTGCGGGGATTTCTACGCGATGCAACAAGCCCGAAAGCAGAACGTGGATTGCTACGCCATTACGCATCCGGCCAGGTATTTTGAATACATTGAACCTCCGGCCGGAACCACTATCTGGGAACAAACCAAGCGCCAGGATCTTACGCCGCTCCTTAAATCTTTCCTATGAAAATCGCCCTGCACATGCCCGTTTGGAAACGGGTAGAACTCACCCGGGCCTGTTACGTGGGCCTGCAACGCATCCAAAAGGAATTCACTGCAAATGGGGCTGTATTAGAGCCCTACATCGCCGTTTCGGAAGATGAGCACGAGCAGCTAGCCCAGGAGTTCGGATGGAACTACCACTGGTTTGAAAACGAGCGCCTAGGAACCAAGAACAACGAGCTGCTCGACTGGATGCGGGATTTTTCCTGGGATTTCATGTTGCAACTTGGTTCCGATGATTTCATCCTACCTGGAGGAGCCGCGCATATCGTTGAGCTAATGAAACAGTACGAATTTGCTGGATCACGCAACGTCTACTTCTTTCGAGCCGATACACGGGAGGGAACGCTTTGGCAGGGATACGCCTCGGGAGCAGGCCGGTTCATGGCCAGGCGTT